CTATGATGTATGATAGGCAAATGGAAAGAACTTCTTCAGATCAACCAATATATCCCCATGGTTGGTATGAAAAACAAGATAAAGAAATAATTTGGGGAAAAGAAAGGATAAAATAAAATGTACGAAGAAATACCAATGAAAGAAAGCAGAATAAAAAATATGAGTATTTTCGATTTATACGATTGGATCGAATACAACACGGATCAAAATTATCATACAGAAAACATTGTTATAATTGCAATGAGATTTGGAGATGATGAAGATATTGAAAATGCTAAATATGTAATGAAAAGACATGAGAAAGAAACATGTATGACCGAAGATCTAAGAAAGTTTAGAGATTACATTTTTGAAAAGGTTATGTCTAAATTAGATTATACGGCAAGAGATTACATTAAAAAAAGACTATGAAAAAGAATTTACCAACTCAAGATAGTGTAAAACGGCTCATGGAACAGACTTTGAAAAATATCTTGAGTTGTGTAGGTGGGGTATATTATAATAAATATAAATTAAGATTAGAAAGGAAAAAGAAAAATGGAACCAATAACAATAACACTTAAAAGAGCAGTTTTCATAATCAAGCAACATGGGAACTTAGATGAGTTAGACAACTTTTTTAAAACATTAGGAAAGAAAAAAGTTTATAAATTAAAAGATCTTAAAGATTGGTTAGGTTATTAATATGAAGGCTAAAGACTACAAGGGCATAGAGGACTATATAAAGCAGAAAGACATAGAGAAGAAAAAAAGAATATTGAAAGGCACAATTATTTGCAAAGCGAAGAAATGCGATAATTATTTATATGGGAACCAAAGCACAACGAACAGAGAATATTGCTCGGATTGTTTCTAAGCTCTAGTGTTGTATTTTTGCAACATGCTGCATTTATACAACACAACCAGGAATTGAAAAAAAATTTATTTTTTTCTTGTAATATGTTTGGGATAGTGTAGGACTATATTTGATGTTTAATAATTTAAAAAATAAAAAAGGAGAAAAAAAAATATGATTACTGCACATAATATTCAACACGATGTTTTTGGTGAAAATTTTAAAGAAATAAGAGAGAAAGATAAAATGATGGGTGGAAAAAAAACATCTAGATCAGACATAGATTTTGCAGTTCAAATGGAACTAGCTTTGGATCTAGAAAGTATTTTAAATGCTAGACCAGAAAAACTATCTGAGGTTTTAAATAAATTGAAAAAAAAATATGAAAGATAAAAACGAAATAATTAATTTGATTGGGGCGAAAACAAACGACCCAATCAATAAAGTTTTGAGCAAAAATATATTAGCAATTCTTTGTGCCGACAGAAAGCAATTAGGAGTTTTTAAAACAATGTTAGTTAGTGATATTAGAGATAGAGTTGTTGCTATGAAACAATTTGATCTTGGTAATACAAGAGAACAACAAGATTTAAATATTAGAATTGAGTTATACAAACTTAGAAATAAAGGTTGTGTGGATTTCGAAGATTATAGAAAGAATAGATACACAGTAAAATCAAATTTAAAAGGTTTAGACTATTGTAAAACTTTAACGATAAACGAAGTTATAGATGAAGGTCTAACAAAAGAACAAAAACAAAGCATAACAATAATTGAAGACAAGGAGTTATGGGTAGAGGTGACTTACTAATGAGAAAATGCGAAGATTGTAGTCTTTGTTGTAAGTTACCAGAAATAAATTATTTTAAAGAAAAGAAAGAATCTTTTTCATGGTGTAAAGAATGTAATATTAGTGTGGGTTGTAAGATCTATGATGAAAGACCAAAAGGGTGCAAAGACTTTACATGTGCTTATGTAGAAAAATTTACAGATCTAAAACCAAACAAAGTTGGTTTTATAATCTTTCCTCAAAACGAAATGTCTTACGAACAAAAAGTTTTTACAGTTTATTGTGAAGAATTTAAATTACAAAATTTTATTAAAAATATTAAGAAAGATTGGAAAATGCAAAGAATGATAGATAATAAATGGGCATTTCATATTCGTTACAATGAAGACGATGATAAGTTGGCTATTTACGATCCCAATGCTTTTGAAGATAAACTAATTTTTATAAGTAGAAAGGAGGTAAAAAATGGAGAAAGACAAATTGCAGTTAATTAAAACAATAATAACTTTGGTTGATACCGAAGAAGGTCTTAAACAGATAAGAGATACTGTTACAAAGGTTTTACAAACTCAATGGAGTAAAGAGGAAGAAGACAAAAAGGAGTTTGAACAATGGAGAAAGGAAAAAAACGAAATAGATCTCCCTCTTTAAATGAGTCTAAAGGCGTAGTAGTGTTACATGCTACGCCTTTAGTAATCTTTCACGTACCCTTGGGGTAATATTAATTTTTCTTCTTTGTTAGGTTTTAAAACAACTCTTAGAGAGTTGTCGCCAGGTTTATTACTTTCATGGACTTCAATTCTTCTTATTTCTTCTAAATAACCGCTTGGCGTTGCAATGTATATTCTTGCATTGCTAACGGCATTACCTCTAAGACCATTTTGACCTTCAGTAAATTTATCTAAATATTCTTGTAAGTGTTTAACGAACATTTTTTGACAGATCCTCTATTACTTTTTTGTAGCCTTCAACTAAATTTTTATTTTTTTCATTTTCTGCTCTCACTTTTTTTAACTCCCAAATTTCTTTTTTTTGTTCATCGATTAACATTTTGTAACCATCAATAGTGCCTTGTAGTGTAGCTTTTTGTTTTTTTAAATGATCTATTCTTTCTTCTAAATCGTTTGAACCTCGTCCATAAACTTTCATAGTTGACAATATAGGAGAGTTACCCTAAAAAGTCAATTATGGGTGTACCAAAAAGATTAACAGAAATGCAACAAAGATTTGCTGAGCTATTGGTTTTCGGTGATGAAAGTGGGGCACTAACGCAATCAGAGGCAGCAATTAAGGCAGGTTATTCTCCTAAAAGAGCAAGGCAAGAAGGATCTGAGCTTTGCAATCCTAAACTATCTCCACTTGTAGTGAAATATATTGGTGAGCTCAAAGAAGAAAGATTAAAAAAACATGAAGTTACTTATGAAGGACATGTTGCAGAACTTGCAAGATTACGAGAGGCAGCATTGAAGAAAGGATCTTTTTCTTCTGCAGTGAATGCAGAGGCAAACCGAGGGAAAGCTGCCGGTTTATATATTGATAGAAAAATAATTAAAACAGGAAAGTTAGAGGACCTATCCGAGGCAGAGCTAGAAAATAAAATGAAACAAATTCTATCAGATTACGAACCACTTTTAACAGCAAAAACTGTTGAAGGTGAATCATTTGAAGTTAAATCTTCTGAATCTTCTTTACCCAAGCCCGAGGAATCATAGTTCTATCTCCAAAACTAAAACCATCGTCATCTTTATCATAAGATGCAAATAATTTAATCGAGTGTTTGTCCTTAGAATATAGCCAACCTTCGTTTACTGGCATGGCTAACCTCATTCTATCAAACTCTTTTTCAGTAGCCCAGCCCGAATCACTTACACAATCGATCCACTCCACTCGGACTTTCGGATAAGGTATATCGGGAGTTTCGTTTAAGGCAACAGCTTTTCTTCTTTTCCTAGGCATGTATAAGATTATATCACAGATTAAAAAAATAAAAATATGCATTCGCGCGCGTGAAACGAAATTTGATAGTACACTTAAAAGTGTACTAAAAATAAAAAGTGTACCAAAAAGTGTACCATAAAACACTATATTTTATGCTAAAAAACGATCAAAAGTACACTTGGACACTTTATTTCCTAAGAAAAAAAATATTTTTTTTTATTTCACTACAGAATACTATAGAACGTTTTTTTCAGCCCCATTTTTGCCATAATGTAGCTCCATCACTGCTAGTTTTTCTTCTGCATTAGACATGGTTTCTAATAGCTTGTCTATTTCAAGTGTTATGTCTGGGTGCTCAGGTATAATAATCTCCTGATCACTATAACATTTGATCTTATACTTGCTATCTTCTATAATAGCCTTGTATCTAGCAGTCATTACAGTTTTAAGTCTTTCGTTCATTAAAATCCTCCTTTTTTATGTCTACTTTTGCTTGTTCTTTCTCATCAAACTTTATTTCGTTATACATATCAAGTCTTTTAAGAAATTTGTGTTTCCATCGCCTTAATTCTGCCCCTTCAACGACAAATTCTTGATAGTATAGGTCTGGGGTACAGATCATTATAACTCCTTTTTCAATTGCAGAATTATACACATAATCGTGAGCCATGGCGTATGCTGCAATCTGCATGAAGTAATCTTCTATCCAATCTTCTCTTTTAGGTCGATTAGCTTGTTTAAAATCTACAATTGCGTCTTTACCATTGTGAGTACAAACCAAGTCAGTAGACCCAGCATATAGCCCAGGATAATACATCGTAACTTCCGAGCCGTAATATTCTTCCACTGGCGCAAGACCCACTTCAATAACTTTTTCGGCCATGGACTTCGCCTCTT